CAGGTGGTCTTCCTTTTTTACTTCCGTAAGTTCCTTTTCCTGCTGGCATATATTATCCTTTCTTTTTCTTTTTAACAGCAGACATTATTGTAAAAGGCACATCACCCTTCATATATTGTTTTCCTGCGGCAGCAATATTACCTTTTTTCAGATTGCCAACTAATTTTTTAAATTTGCCTTTATTTCTAGCTTTTCTTGCGTCACCTTTTTTACCAGCAACATCTGCCATGGTTGGTTTTTTTGTAGACTTTTTCATATATTATCCTTTTGATTGACTTCGTTTTATAGCTGCTTCAGTTGGAGCGCCTTTAGCACCCTTCTTCCGCATCGTCTTTCCTTTTTTCTTTTTCTGTGCAATATTGTACCATAGACCTTTTTTAGCAGTTTTGCCACTTTTAGTTTTATGTGTTCCTTTAGTCATTATGGCCTCTTATCGTTTCTGTTTTCTTGTTTTTTAAATTTTGTTGTTGTTAGTTTTTCTTTATACCTATGTTTTACAGGTATCCCTATAGCACTTAAAACTTCTTCAGCCATCCTCATGGCAGGGCTATAATTTTTAGCTCTTTCATCTCTACCTTTATTTACCCTGTCACGATAGTCTTTATCTTTTTTTCTTTTTATATTGTCTTTTGTTTTTCTTTGTTTTCTGTTATCCATTTTTATTCATTCCTTTCATTGCTATGCTTACAGTTTTTTTAGCATCTCTTGCTATGTCTGCTGAAAACTTCATGTTCATCTGTTCTGATTTAAGCAGTCGGTCTTCATCTTTATTCTCATCATCTATAATCATTTTAGATTCTTCTAATGCGATCTTATCCATGTGAACTTGACGTTTAAGATCTAGTTCCATTTGTTGTAATTCTATTTGTTTGCTAACAGGATCATCTTGTTCTTTTTCACCAGATAAGATTTTTTCTTTTTCTATATCTAATTGATTAACTTGATCTGCTGCATTAGCTGCCATTAATGCTACTTGATTTTCTACCTGAGGAGGTAGTGGCTGTCCTGCCATAATTGCTTGTTGCATTTGTGGATCTTGAATCATTTGTATCATTTCTTGTCTGTACTTTAATGCCATATGATCTTGTATATGGGAAGTTAATAACTGCACCATTTGCGGATTACCTTGATACGTTTTATTCTGTAACATCATTGCATGTGTCACTAAATGCGCATCATGATTTTGTTCAGGTTTAGCTTGTAAAGGTGCCCCTTTCATCACTGCCATATTTTCAGTTATAGGATCAGCACTCATAGGTTGTTGTTTCTTTTTTAAATATCTTTCAGGTTCATCAATTCCCATTGCTTGAAATAACTCCATTCCAATCTGTTCCATATTATAGGCTTCTGGTTGTTGTTGAGCTATAGTCATAATTGCATTTATCTTTGCAATTCTGTGTGACTCACTAGGCATGTTAGGATCTGACACAGGAATAACATCAATACTTTTAAGATTAAAATCGTTTTTAAAAACTTGTTGTGCACCGCCTGCCACTTCATATGGATACATCTCAGGTAGATACTCATGATCTAACCTTGCTAAAATACGTAAGTCTTTAGATTGAGCTGAATGTAAACGTTTATGCACAGCACTGAACATTTTAGATGATTGTTCCAGCAATGCCATTGTTGTACCTACAGGCCCATAATTAGATCCATTTTCTACAATTTGATCACTAGAATCTGCAAACTCTTTTGCTGTATTAACTACATATTGCATTAAGTTAAATAAAGTTCCTGATGGTTCTTTAAATGGTAATGGTTGTAATGATTTAGCAAGATCTCCTGCTGGGCTATTTACTTCTCTCCACTCACCTGGAGCAATAGGCTCATCAGGGGCAAGTACACGAAGACCGTGCGCCTTAAAACCCCCTGGTAAGTTTGCAAAAGTACCCGCATCAATTAATTGACGCATAGAGGACGTAGCCGTTTTAGTTAATCCACCAATTAAATGTAGATAACCATATCCGTAAAACCCTAATCCTGGAATCATTGTAAAATGTGTAAAGAAATGTTTTTTCTTTTTTGCTTGATCTTCTTGATCCCAATTCCGTCTAATAGCTAAAATTTTATCAGCATCTGTCATATGAACAATATAAGGCAATGCAATACCGTTCTCATCTTCAAATCCAGGTAAATCTAAATTAACATGCATTTCTAAAATTTCTACACGATCTTTTTGAATAGAAGGTCTTGATACACCTACAGCTTCATTAGCTGTTTCTTCTGCACCTGATTCACTATCCATAGTTGAATCCATTACTTCTATATCTGTAAACATTCCAGCTAACTGGTATTTACGTATTTCATTTTGTGACATTGAATACGTATGTGTAAATCTTTCTGCTGTTTCTAAATCTGATGCATAATAATCTATATAAAAATCTTGCGCTTTAACATACTGCGTTCGTGGTCTTTGCAGAGTTGCATCCCAATAAGTTTTTTTAAATGCCGAACCATATAACCCAACATAGAATAATAAACGATCTAGTTCAGGGCCATACTCAGGCATTTGTAATTGTGTTTGGTAATTCATAAAATGTCGAACACGATTAGCTTGTTCCATTTTTTCAGGATTTTGTGTTCCTATAATTCTTGTACGTACTGGCCCTTCTGTAGGGAATAATTCTTTATATGCTTTTGCTTGAAATTTTACAACAGCTTGTGTTAGTGCTGGATGTGTTGCAGCACAAGCTCCTGGAAAAGGTTCATCTCCACGTTCATCTTGCAAACCTAATAATGTAACACCATCTTCTGCAATGCTGTCGTAATCTTCTCTTGAATCTTTATCATTTTCAAATGCTTCCGACAATTCTCTTGCAACGTCAGCTAACTGTTGTTCATCAAGTATATCTGCTAAATTAGCTTCATGATCATCTACTTCTAATTCCATACCGCCTTCTTCTTCAGGCAACATACCCATTGCTTCAGCTGCATCTATTTCTTGTTGGTCTTCTATGGTAATTTCCATATCAGAATCCATTACACCATCTTCAGGTAATTCTACTGATAACTCATCTTCTAATTGTATTCTTTTTTCAACGGCCATGTATGTCCTTATTGTCGCCTGTTAGTAATAACGTTTGCGTTGTCTATTATATATGTTTTCTTCATTGCTGTCAAGCCATGTATCTGCGCTATTGGAAACATATCCACCATTACGCATCCATAACAAAGCTTGTGATATTGTATCCATGTAATCATCATGATTACCTGTTGGAAATGCTCTAGCTTCATCTATAACATCCATAGCCCAATCTTTTTTAAAGGGGGCATAAATTCTTCCATTGTGAAACAAACCTGTTATTGTATACGCTCTTGTAATTTTATCTTTATCAGGATTAAATTCAAATATAGGTAAACCTGCTAACCGCAAATCTTGTATTAATGATTGTCCTGAAGCTTTTTTCTCAATTAAAATAGAATCTGCTTTATGTTCTGTCCATTTGTCTACAGCTTTTTGTCTAAGTGTAGGATAATCCCACCTTCCACGTTCTGCACCAAGTAATATGAGATTAGGAGGCGATATTCCATCTGAAAAAACACCCCAGGTAGTAACAGCTGAATAATCTGCGGTAGTTCTTGTAGAAAATGCTGTATCCCATGATTGTATAATATAATCACAGTCAGGTGCTTCATCTTTCGACCAATCTTGCCAATATTCTAGTTTAATAATGTTACCAGACTCAGAAGATGGAGCTTGACCATACAATGCATCGAATTTAAAGGAAGGTGTATTATTTTTAGTCCTAATTATGTCCTCAGTTGTCCAACAAAACCCGTCTTCTTGATCAGATTCAGGCCAAAAAGACTCACCTAACTCTAAATTAGTAAAATCTTTAGACAAATATCCTTGTTCTATAAGCTTTTCGCGTCCACTTTCTAACTTTTCCAAAGATTCGGTTGTATTTAGGGCAGGTATACTGACTACTTCCCATTTATCTGACATAGGTGAGCTATCTTCTAGTTTCAATAAGTGCCCCGCCAGGTCATCTTCATGCCATCTGGTCATAACTATAACAACTTTACCTTTAGGCATAAGCCTTGTACGTAAACCAGAGGAATACCACTCATTTAAACTGTCTCGTCTTGTTTTTGAGAATGCGTCTTGCTCAGATATAGGATCATCTATGATTGCTATATGAGCACCAAAACCTGCAATACCTGATCCAGAACCAGCTGCAAGGAATGAACCTGCTTGATTCTTTTCATGTTCTAATGCCCATGAGTTTGCCGCACGGTTGTCTCTACGAATATTAACTTTAGGAAATATAGATGAATATGCATCTGTATTAATGATATCACGGATAGCACGACCAAACCTAGTTGCTAAGTCATCACTATGTGATACAGCAATTTCTTGCCAATAAGGATTACGTCCTAATACCCAAGCAGGAAAGTAGGTAGATGTAACTAAGGATTTACTTGAACGAGGTGAGATAAAGATCATAAGACGATCTATTTCCCCACTCTCAATGCGCATCAATTGATCGCATAAAACTCGGTGATGTGGGCCTACACTAAAGCTGGGATTCATTAGCATAATAAATGCTAATAGATCATCTCTAGATTGATATATTGCTAGCCTTGTAGCTGCGTCTCTGTCTTCACTGCTTGATGACATACGGTGTTCCACCCCATAAAGCTA